GATGGCCGGTCCTGTCGCTGGTCTTGCCGCCGCTGCTGCGACGCCATATGCCGTGCAGCGCGCCATCCAGTCGGACCTGGGCCGCAGATACTTAATGAACCAGCGGTTTGCTGGCCCGTCTCCGCTTTCCGCCGACGCGCGCCGCGCCGCGCTCGCAAGCATTCTCTCGCAGCAAGGGGTCTCCCCATGAGCTTCAACGGCTCCGGCACCTTCCAGATCAACACCGCGGGCCAGCCGGTCGTCGCGGGCACCGTCATCACGGCCACGGCCTTCAACGCCCTGACCGCCGACCTCGCCACGGGCCTCTCGACCTGCATCACCAAGGACGGCCAGACCACGGCGACCGCCAATATCCCGATGGGCGGCAACAAGCTGACCGGCCTCGGGGCTGGCACCGCAGCAAACGACAGCGCGCGCCTCTCGCAGGTCCAGGGCAGCGTTGTCTCCCTGCTTGGCGTCACTGGCATTGACACCATCGCCGCCGCCGCGTCGCCGCAGCTCACGGCATACGCCACCGGGCAGATGTTCTGGTTCGTCGCGGCAGGAACCAACACCGGAGCGACGACGCTCAACATCGACGCTCTTGGCGCGAAGAACATCACGCGAGGCACGGCGGCGCTTGCGGCCGGCGACATCGTCAGCGGCGCGATCGCTCTGGTGGTCTACGACGGCACGCAGTTCCAGCTTCTGTCGATCACGCGCTCGATCCAGACCAACGGCACCATCGCTTCGGCGGCCACGACCAACATCGGCGCGGCAAACGCCGAGTACCTCGCGGTCAGCGGCACGACGACGATCACCGCCTTTGACACGGTCACCGCGGGCATCTACCGGGTGCTCAAGTTCGACGGCATCCTGACCCTGACCTACAACGCCACGTCGCTGATCCTGCCCGGCACGGCCAGCATCACGACGGCGGCGGGAGACACGGCGGGCTTCGTGTCGCTCGGCTCGGGGAACTGGCGCTGCGAGTGGTATCAGCGCGCCAATGGTGCGCCGGTAGGGGTGGTGCCGATCGCCAACGGCGGCACCGGCAGCACGACGGCTTCGGCCGCACGCGCGGCGCTCGCCGTTCCCGGCTTGGCGGATGTGAATTCGTTCACCGCCGGCAACCGGGGCGCCGTGTCTGCCCTGACAGATGCGGCGACAATCACGGCCGACTTCGCTGTGGCTAACAACTTCTCGCTGACGATCGGCGGAGCCCGCACCCTGGCGAACCCGTCGAACCAGACCGCGGGCCAGTCGGGCGCGATCGTGATCACGCAGGACGGCACCGGCGGCCGAACGCTGGCCTACGGTTCGAACTGGAAGTTCGCAGGAGGCACCGCGCCGACCCTGACGACAACCGCCAACGCCGTCGACGTCCTGGTCTACTACGTCGAGAGCGCGAGCCGCATCACCGCGGCGATGCTCAATGACGTGAAGTGACGCCATGATCGTCCCAGGTTCCTCCAACCCGTTGTTGCTGGCGTCTGGCGCCGGCTACCAGATCACCAACTCGCTGCGCTTCCGCGCGAGCAACAGCGCGTACCTAAGTCGCACCGGCTCCGGCTCTCCGACCTCGACAACGACGTTCACTTACTCTGTGTGGGTAAAGCTCGGTGCTACCGTTGCGGCGTCCCTCAACTTCGGTGAGCTTTTGAGTGGCTACACGGCGTCGAATGATTCTGGCTACAGCGCGTTTGAGTTCAACACGGCATCCGGTGCTGGAACCCTTCGGCTCTCCGGGTGGGGAACGGTTTGGCGCGTCACGACCGCCGTGTACCGCGACCCGAGTGCTTGGTATCACGTTGTGTTGGCCGTAGACACAACTCAAGCGACCGCCGCAAACCGTATAAAAATCTACATCAACGGCAGCGAAGTCACTTCGTTTTCTACATCCAACAACCCCGGACTAAACGCGACTATTGGCATCAACAACGCATCGACTGCATTGCGTATCGGCTCCGACAACCCGGCATCGTCTTCTCGGTTGTTCGACGGGCTTATGGCTAATCCGACGTTCGTGGACGGCCAAGCCCTGACGCCCTCGTCGTTCGGCCAGACCGACGCCACCACAGGCGTGTGGGCGCCGAAAGCGTACTCTGGCACGTTCGGGACCAACGGCTTCTTCCTTCAGTTCAAGGACGCCACCTCGACTACGACCATCGGCAACGACAGCAGCGGCAACGCCAACAACTTCACCACCAGCGGCATCTCGGTGACGAGCGGCGTGACGTTCGACCAGATGACCGACACGCCGACGAACAACTATGCGGTGTGGTCCCCGATTGATAGGGGGGACACGGGCCTTGATGTGACGAACGGAAATCTTGGCTACACGATCAGCAATGCAGCATCTGGGTTTTGCCGGGCATCTTTCTCTGCATCGACTGGCAAGTGGTACTGGGAACTCACGGCTGGAGCAAATTGGACGGCTTCCCCGCAGCATGGAATCTCGCCAGTAAGCGCAGTCAACACGGGCGATGCTACCAGCGGTGGGGGATATGGTTTCGAGAGCGCCGCTACCTCTCGCTTGTTTGCCAACGGAGCGGCGACGGGAAATTACGGATCGCAGATCAACTCTGGCGATGTGTTGATGATTGCGGTCGATTTCGACGCAGGGAAAATCTGGTACGGGAAAAACGGCACATGGTTCGGTTCCCCAGCCGGTGATCCCGCTGCCGGGACCAACCAGTCCCAAACGATCTCAACCGGCGTGATTTACGCGCCGATGTTCGGCAGGGACAGTTCCAACGCGACGACCACGAATTACGTCAACTTCGGCCAGCGCGCCTTCGCCTACACGCCGCCCACCGGCTTCAAGGCGCTGAACACCCAGAACATCGCATCGTCTGCGGTGACCACCAGCGGCTCCTTCACCGGCAATGCCGCTGCTGACGGCCCGTTCATCTGGGCCAACGGCAACCCCGCCACGCTGACGATCAACGGCAATGCCGTGACGTTCGGCACGCACGCTGACAAGACGGCTGGCGGCTTCAAGCTGCGAACCTCGTCGGCCTCGTACAACACGAGCGGGACCAACAACTGGACCGCGACCGCCGGCAATCGTTTCGTGCAGAGCAAGAAACCCAATAACGCCCAGGTGAACCCATGAGGTACGCTCTCCCCGACGGCCAGACCGTCCGCATCGACCAGGAGTTCGAGATGGGTGGCGTTCGCTACCCGTCGAACTGGCTGACGCTGATGACCCCAGCAGAGCGCACGGCGTTCGGAGCGATCGAGCTGCCGGAGCCGCCGGAACAGGTCACGCCCTACGTCCCGACGCCCCTCGACGAGATCCGCAATCTGGAGGCCCTGATCACGCCGCGCCGGTTGCGCGAGGCCGTGCTTACGCCGGAGGGCAAGGCTTGGCTTGAGGGCATCGAAGCTCAGATCGTGGCGCTGCGGCCCGCAAAGCCCGTTGATGGAGGCGCGCCGTGAACGAGCACGCAAAGAACGCCATCGACGCAGCGTCTTTCGGAACGGCTGTTGCCACCGTGGCCGGATGGCTGCCTTCTGTCGCCGCGATCTTCACTATCGTTTGGACGGGCATCCGCATCTACGAGACCAAGACGATCCAGCACCTCGTCGAGCGGTTTCGGAAGTCCGTTGGATGAACGATGGAAGCATTGGAGGCCGTTCTTAAGCTCTGGCCGCTTGCCATCGGGTTCATCACGCTCGTGATCGTGCTCGCCAAGCTCGACCAGCGCGTCTTGGTCATCGAGGAGAAGGTCAAGGCGTTGTTCGACCTCTGGAACAAGAAGGGATGACCATGGACCTGCTCAAGATCGTCGGTGCGGTAGCGCCAACCCTTGCGACCGCCATCGGCGGGCCGCTCGGCGGCATGGCGATGCAGGTCGTCTCCAGCGTGCTGGGGCTTCCAACCGACAGCAGCGAGAAGGACGTCGAAAAGGCGCTAAAGCAAGCAACGCCGGAGCAGCTTCTCGCGCTCAAGCAGGCGGACAACGACTTCGCAGTCCGCATGAAGGAACTCGACATCGACCTTGAGCGCATTGCCGCGTCTGACCGCGACAGCGCCAGGCGGCGCGAAGCACAGGTTCGCGACTGGATGCCGCGCGTGCTGGCGTTCGTCGTCGTGGCCGGGTTCATGGCGACGGTGTTTCTCGTCCTGCTTGGCTATGTCGACGGGATGAAAGACCCCCTCATGGCGACGACGGTCGGAACCCTGATCGGCTTTGTCAGCGCCAAATGCGAGCAGGTCGTGGCCTACTACTTCGGCTCCAGCAGCTCGTCGCAGCAGAAGACCCAGCTCCTGGCCGGAGGGCAGAAATGAGCGAGGGCAACTGGCCGGCGGCGCTCGCAGCCGTCCTTCGGCACGAGGGACTGTGGTCGGACCATCCGGCAGATCCCGGAGGCGCGACCATGAAGGGCATTACGCTTGCCACCTTCCGCGAAGCGCGCGGCGCCGATCGAACGAAAGAGGATCTTCGCGCCATTAGCGACGCAGATGTCTCCGACATCTACCGCAAACGCTACTGGAACGCGGTACGCGGCGACCAGCTGCCGGCGGGTGTCGACCTCTGCGTGTTTGATCTGGCCGTGAACAGCGGCCCCGGTCGCGCGGTTCGCCTGCTCCAGCAGGCGCTGGGCGTCAATGCCGATGGATCGATTGGTCCCAAGACGCTCGCGGCCGCCCATGATGCTGATGCCTTGACGGTGATTGGCCAGATCTGCGACTTGCGGCTGGCGTTCCTTCGATCCCTGCCAACTTGGCCGACCTTCGGCAAGGGCTGGTGGGCGCGCGTCGAGAACGTCAGGAAGGAAGCGTCCTCGCTCGCGCGTCATCCTTCGCAGGAATAGACCGCCTCCGACCGGCGCAGCTTGCGCCACTCCAGCTTGGTCGTGAACGAGGCGTCGCGGAACAGCACCCGGTTGGTCGGCTGAATCGTCAGGCGACCGTGCTGGGTCCGCATGAACATGAACTCTTTGGCTTGCGCCGGTGCCTGCGTGTAGGCGTCGCCCACCGGGATCGCCGTGAAGAGGTAGTCGGCGGCGAGCTCGTCGTCGGCGGCGCGCACGATGCCGTCGAGGCCGTCGAGGTATTCGTAGACATGCAGCGAGAACTGCGAGCCGTAGCAGTCCCATGTCTGCGCGTCCTTGATCGTCCAAGGCGGCGGGTCGTTGCAAAACGCCAGCGCATGGGGCGGCAGGTCTCGGTAGACCGCGCCGCACTCCAGCAGCACCGTGCAGCCCCATGCTCGAC